TCAGGTCATCCCGGTTCAGGAAATCCGCTACCGCTGTTTTCAATTCCGAGTAGGTTGATATTGCCATGTTGTTTAATCCAGTATTTTCGTTCCGCTTCCGTCAAGAACTAGCAAGCTTTCACCGTGTTCATCAGGCAACCACACAGCAGACGCGCCCTTACGCCTTGCTATTTCACCTGCTACACCCTGTAGCGACCAATCTATTTCTGATAAATCGCTATATCCGGTGATCTCTTTAAGCCTTTCAAGCCCACTGACAAAATCATCAATCCCAGTTTGTTTGTCGCCTGCAATAAAATCTGCTAGATCGTAAACTTCGTCATCTGATAAGTCTTTGCTATCAAATATTGCTTTTATTTCGTCTGCACCACTTGGGTCATACATGACAAAATGCCTTAAATCGTCATGCCCCCATACTTTATCAGGGTCAATCGCTATCTTTTGCAGATTGTCGCCATGAGAACCGGCTACCTGCTTATTTCCAGCAAATATACCTCCAAAATAGTTTTCCTCGTAACCGGGGCGCTTTTCACCATATTTGTAAATCTTTTTTGACGGTTTGCCTTTTGTACCTGAATACACAATTTCCCATTTGTGCGGGGAACCGTGATATCCAATAATCCCTGCCTGACTTGGCATTGCCCTAGCCATTTCCGAGACATCACCACCGCGCATAAGCATGTTGCCAAGGGTCGCGCCCAGTGCGGCAACGCCCGGTGCTGCTGCTTTGACTGCCACATCATCCAAGCCAGGGATAGCCATATCCAATGCAGCAAAGATGGTGTCAACGGCATCAACGTCTTGCCCTTTGCTGTACTTGTCAGCAAATTCCCCGGCACCACCAAACATAAACTCGCGCTCTGGTCGTTCCTTGGTCCAATCTGATACCGATTCCAAAGCATCGAACAGCCACCCTTCAGGCAGTGCGCTTGCCTCGCCCCTGATCTTCTAACCCGTGAGATACGGCAGCATTGCTAACAAGTTCTGACTCATGCGATGTTCCCTAGATTTCTGCGGATCGGCTTGCCCCAGCTATCCGCCTGCTTGACCTTTGTCCGATAAATCGCCACCAGACCGAAAGCGTCAGCAGCATGTGATGCCCAGTCATGTTCCGGACCCAACCCGATACCACGCACTTCGTCTCGCTTTTCGTGATACCAGCCCAGTGCTTCCCGGCCACCTTCTGTGGTTTCCGCGTTGAACCGCACAGCAGGGAACATGTCGCGCACAGCATCGACACGCTGTATCGCCGCGCCCTTGCCCTGATTCGGCACGGTCTCGACCCTGAACCCGGCTTGCTGTAAGAACGTCTCTGGGGTGATCTTGTAGACAGTATCGTGCTTAGCACCATCGTGAGGTAAAACGCAGGTTGCCGACTCGTAATCGTGCCGCCTGAGCCAGTTCACATGAGCATCGAACGGTTGACCTACGGACTCATAGTAGTTCAGCGCCCGGACTTCTGAATCAATGTATTGCACGATCCAGATTGCCGTTGCGTCGGCCTTGCCAGACGATCCGCCAATGTCCCATACCGCATAAACCGGGTTCAGTTGTTCTCTTGGGACGAACCCTATCCGCCCATCGACCTGACACTGGTTCAGGTGCCGTGCGTAATACGCTCCCGTCAAAACCTTGGCGTATTCCCCTTCCCAGATATGCCCGTACTGTTCCGGCGTTGCTTCCAGGCAGTCTCTGCGCTCTTGATCGAGCACTTGAGGGAGCCAGGGGTTATCCGACCAATTCGCCTTGACCACAACAGACCCGGTGGGTGTCCTATCGCCCCTGAGCATCATATCAACGGGATCTGCTGCCCTCATGGGGTTCCAGCTAAACCACAGTTCGGAATGTTCTTTGCGGATCGTCGGTCTAAGAAGGGTCATGGACCGATTGGATAAGCTTTGCGCCTCTTCCACCCATGCCCTATCAAATCCTTCCAGGGACTTAATCGAGTCTGCCGTGTGGTCCTGCATACCCTGGAAGACAATGATGCCGTCACCGGGTGTCTGGATGACATCACGAAAAACCTTGAACCCCTGCCGCTCACCTAGTCCAAACTCGATGAGCTTGTCTTCGACCAGTTTCATTGCGGATTGTTTTAGGGACTTCTGGACCTCACGAATACACGCAGCCCTGAGTCCCTTGATGCGGTACGCGTCTTCAACCAACAGTCCGGCGAAGAAGTGACTTTTCCCACTCCCCCTGCCTCCCCATGCACCCTTGTACCGTGCCGGTTGCAAAAGGGGCGCGAATGCTTCAGCCGTTCTTATCTGAAGCTTCATCGGCCTTTACGATGACCCTTTCAATCACTGTCGGGGTCATGCTGCCATCGCTGGAAGTGTTATCAATCTGCTTTTCATCACGCCAGCCGAAATTGTTTTTCAGATTGAAGATTGCGCCGGTAGCGTTGTATCCCCTCATCAATCCGCGTTCGATTGATTCCTCAACTTGCTGCCGTGCTGCTTTTATGGTGTCACAGTAGGGATCAAGTTTGCTGTACCGGCTAAGTGTCTGCCTACTCATGCCAAGCGTTCTTGCCAGCCCGGTCATGGTATAGGGTTCGTCTTTGTCATCGCACTTTTGAAAGTACGCTTCGACTGCCTCCTCTAGCAGTTCCAGTGTCGGATACAATTTCGGCCTGTCTGGTGGCATATTCTTCGGGGTGGTCATTTAGACTTCCTCAGAAAAGTACAAGGTAGAAGCGTTGTCGTCGTCGCCAGCAATAGACTTAACAACAACAAGGATAATATCACCTGGCGTTGCGTAAAACGGTGCTGCTTCTTCCGATGGAATTACAACGACGTTTTTCTCTTCTAGGTCGTGCCATTCGTTGACCAACAGTTCCATGTTCGCTCGGTCACTTTGAAACGCGGTGTCCAGGCTGGATGTCTCACCACCAACAAGGTACTGGTTCACAGAATCAGGCAGATCGGTCCACGTTAAACCAGCAAGGTTGGTTGCGACATTATCCCTGCCGCGCCACAGTTGCACTGCTGCCTCGTCCCGAGTCCATGAAGTAAGTTTCGAAATCACCATGTCTCGAGTATTGTTGGCAGTCCCTCCACCGTAAGTGAGCGTCCTTGGCAAGTAGACACCCAGCATAGCCCTGCCGGTGTCGTCGGCTTGCAACAGGGTTTCCCCGGTGGAAATACTGCCGTTCAGCCTACCTTCAAGTTTCCCGCCTTCGGTGGTCACATCGACACAGCCTGACTTCAGTTCGATTTCTGTAGTGGTATGCGTGACTGACTCAAAGCAGACAGGGAGTGCAGGATCCTGCACCGACAATTCTGTGAGGGTTCCTAGAACGTCATCGGAATAGACAAGGGAAAGGTCAATCGCCCATTTGTAATTACCGACACCTCTCCATTGCCATTGGGCATCATAGACATGCCCTTTTGACACATCAATCGAACCCAAAGTGATAGCTTGCCGGGTCTTCACTGTGCCGTTTGACTTACGACAAGCGTATAGCGTGTGAGCTGACCCAGTGCCTTCGAGTTCAAAGTACACCCCGTTGTTCCCATCAAAACATCCCCATCGGCGGATACCGTCTGCATCCGGGTTTGGGCACATGATTGCCGTCGAGTACAGGTGCCCCCTGTTCGGCTGGTAGCGTGGGTGTCGCTTGGAATAAACGCAGTTGCCTTGATTGGCTGTGGTGCCTGACCCGACGACCAGCATTCCGCCTTCGGACGTTACGTTTGTTCCCGTGGCGGATAGCGGTGTTCTGACCCCACTGGCATTGATTGCCGCCTCTTCCCATACCCTGTTGGGTACATCAAAAGTCCAAAGTCCATGAAACAGAGAGTAATCATGGATGACTTTTTGCCTGCCCCATGCGTCGAGGATCAGGTCATTGTTACCCAGGACTTTTCCAGGGGCAGCAGAAGGTGTTAGACCGAACGTCATCAATTTGCCTCATCAGACGGTTGTCCAATTATAGCAAAAAGAACCCGGCTGAGGGTGCCGGGTAAGAGAGGGTAAATGCGAGGTTCTATCTTACCAAGATTTGGTCAGTCGTCCAGTATCTCTTCTGGCCGCACTGACCACGGGTACGCACGGTCCACACTGTTCGCCAGCACCCGCGTAATCGAATACGAGGCATAGGGTGGTTTCTTGATCTTTTTCTCCCCCTTCTTGAGCGCACTGATATAGCTATCGGCATCCAAAGTCTTTTTGCGTGTGCCGTGCTTATCGAATAGGTGGATGTGATACGAGCCAGTGTGATACTTGTTACTCACAACACCCGCCCCTCACCCGTTTCCATGTCAACATGCTCGACCTGCACCCACCCGTCCGTTACCGGGTGGTCATACGCCTCGGATCGTGCACTGTCGTCGTCATTGAATTCCCCGTCCTGGGTGCCTATAGCTTTGCCGTTCTGGATTAGCGTAAATCGGTACATTGGCATGTTTATTTTCCCTCTATCGTTTCAATGAGCTTTTCGATGTAATGCTGGGCTTTTTTGGCCTCTTGCAGCCAATGGTCCTTGTTGCCCATACGCATCAAATACTTGATTGCATTGCCCCGGTAAAATCCGATTCGCTGGTTAGCAGGCCAAGTGTCGATAACATCCCACGGTTGCACTTTTTGGCTAACGTAGTGATCACCCCCGACCTGCTTGGTATTTGCAGGCACTTTCGCCTCGGCCTCGTTGCTGCATTCCAGTGTCCACTTGCAGCCGTCACAATCCAGCAGCGTCCCCCGCATTGGGGTACCACAGCAGTCCGGCTTAGCCGGTTGCCCAAGGCGCCAGATGGCCTTGCTGGCATCTTCTGGTGGCTCGCCTTTGCCCAACAGTTTGCAAGCATTACCGGGTACGCTAACCCCCCATTCACCAGCCGATGACATATATCCCGGCTTGTCTTGGAATCCCCAAAACTGCCCATCCTCGTCCTGGCATAACCAACTCCAAGCTTTTTCGACTGCCAATGCCCGTGCTTCTTCCAAATTCACAGATCACCCTCCTTCACAAAAACCCCGTCAATCATCTTCCCGCGCCGGTCTTTGATGTCATCCCACGCGACTTCCAGGCACTCTTGCAGCGTGTGCCCGTTGCGCTCGGCAATGTTGATCAAAACAACCAGCATGTCGCCAATGCTGTCACGGGCATCGTTGTCCCGTGCAATATCTGCCGCCAGTTCGCCTGCCTCTTCGATCAGCTTCACAAATTGTAATTTCATTTACTAATGTCTTCTCTTGTCATGCTTTTTCAAGACTTCAATTTTTTTCTTGAGCTTTTTTACACAATGCCTACATGTCACTGATTCAGGAGTATCTGATAAATTCATGTAGTCTCTTGCTCTCCAGTCGCCGTCGTAGAAAAGTCGCTTTCCACATTCTGCACAAGAGACATAATCACTACCTGCCATTTACATATCCTCCAAAGTCTCTATCAGTTTTTCGATGTAGTGCAGTGCCTTTCCCGCCTCTTGCCAAGCAGCATCCTTGCTACCCATCAGCATCAGATACTTGATCGCGTTGCCCCGTTAAAAGCCGATGCGCTGATCAGTGGGCCAAGTGTCGATAACATCCCACGGTTGCACTTTTTGGCTGACGTAGTGATCGCCGCCGACCTGCTTGGCACTGGCTGGCTTTACGCGCATTGCCCCTGCTTCGCTCTCTGCTGACTCTTCGTAGCACTCCTTCTGCCATTTGCACCCTTGGCAATCCACCGGTGCGCCCCGCATGGGGGTTCCACAGCAGTCCGGTTTAGCAGGCTGCATAAGGTGCCAGATAGTACCTGCTTCTGTTTTTATTGCTGGTATTTTCATTTCCTCATTCCCCATTAATTTCTTCCATTGTTTCCCATCCTGATTTAGCAAACAAACTGGTAATTGATTTTGGATTTTTAGCTACAGGCAATGGTCTGGAGTAATTCCAATATTCAGATCCGTCGTATTCATGACGCCACATTTGCTGGCCGTCTGAAAATCCTATGATCAGATCCTGTGCTACATGCTGAGTCCCAAATCCATTGTCATAATCGACATTGGCGAGCTTCTGAAACTCACCCCAAGTGCACACGTACTTTCCGTCATCAGAACCAATAAACCGAATATCCTCCGTGCTGTGACCACTATCGGCAATACACAGCAATGTCTCGTCAAGTAAGTTCATTTCCTCACCTCTTGAATGCGCCCCTTCGCGCTCGTCGGCCTCCAAAGCATCCGAACTTCCCGGTGCTTGGCAAACTCTTCATCCCGCTTGCGACCCTGTGCCGGTGTTTCGCCACCCATCCATATCCCGTGCTTCTTTGGCTTGCCTTTCCTCGCCAAAAACTTATCGCTTTTGGTGCACCCCCAGCACCCCTTGAGCGTCTTACCCCGACGAACAGATTCCAGGGTGCGCTC